GAACTCGCTCCGGTGGTCGCTCAACCGTGGTCTGAGGTCTCCCGCCTCGACTTCATCGACCAAGTCGTGCGCTCCATGGCCCTTCGAGGCAACGCATGGGGACAAGTTGTGCAGCGTGACCGTCGTGGGTACCCCACGCAGGTCATTCTCATACACCCTGACCAGATCCACGTTCGTCGTGACGCCGTAAGTGGCCAGATGATTGTGATGGCCGGTCAGGTTGAGATCGAACCCGACGATGTGTTCCACATCCCGTACCACATGAGCCCCGGATCGCTCATTGGCCTCAATCCCATTGAGGTGCATCGCAACACTCTCGGCCTCGCTCGAGCGGCTGACCTGTCGGCCGGCTCATTCTTCGCCAACTCCTCACGCCCCGATGGCGTGCTCAAGGTGAACAGCGACCTCGACGAGGACGAAGCACGCCTCCTCGCCCAGAAGTGGATGCAGAGCCACCAGGGCATCGGCAACGCCTACATGCCGGCGGTGCTCACCGGCGACGTCGAGTGGCAGCAAATCTCCATCTCGCCCAAGGACGCTCAGTTCCTCGAGACCCGGCAATACAGCCGTTCGGAGATCTTCTCGCTGTTCCGCATCCCACCGCACATGGGCGGCGACGTCGACCGCACGACGAGCTGGGGAACCGGCATCGAGCAGCAGGAAATCGGATTCGTGCGCAACACCCTCATGGGCTACCTGCGCCGCATCGAGGACGCCTTCACGGCGCTCACCCCTCGAGGCAACTACGTCAAGTTCGACCTGACCCACCGGCTCCGTGGCGACACGCTGCAACGGTGGCAGGCCTACGCCGTCGCACGCACCCTTGGCGCCATCACCATCGACGACGTGCGCATCGCGGAGGACATGCCTCCGTTCGGCACCGAGTGGTCCACGAACCCCATGGCTCCGCTCAACTCAGCACAGAACGGCTCGCTCGTGTCACCAGGCGAAGCCGCCCCGAACCCCATGGGCGCCGACAAGGCCGCTCAGAAGTCACCGTCCGGCCAATAGGAGGCTCCATGGACACCCTCGAAGTCGCTCCCCTTGAGAACCTGCGCTCCGTCCGAGACGACCTGCGCAACGTGCGTGAATCCCGTCGTGTCGCCACGACCGGTTTCGAGCTGCGTGAGGTGCCGAACGGCACCGGCGGATCAGACCTGATCTACACCGGCTACGCCTGCGTGACCAACGCCGACTACGAGATGGAGGACATGCTCGGCCCTTGGACTGAGCGCGTCGCCCAAGGTGCGTTCCGTCGCACGCTCGGCGAACAGCCCGACGTCAACTTCCTGATCAACCACGAAGGCATGGCGCTCGCTCGCACCAAGCCTGGCACCCTTCGCCTGTCCGAGGACTTTACCGGTCTGCTCACCGAAGCACGCCTCGACCCCATGAACCCGCAGGTCGTTGCCCTTCGCTCCGCCGTCGAGCGCGGGGACATCGACGAAATGTCCTTCGCCTTCCGGGTCACCAGCCAAGTGTGGAACGAGGACTACACCGACCGGTCCATCACCGAAGTGAACCTTCACCACGGTGACGTTTCCGCCGTGAACTACGGCGCGAACCCTCACACCGCCGGCCTCGTTTCGCTCCGTGGCGAGGCTGGCCGTGAGGCGTCTGCCGAGCAGCTCGTTGAGGCGCTCGACTCCCTGATCTCCCGAGGCGAACTGACCGACGAGGTGCTTCTGGCACTTGACGAGCGGTTCGCACTCATCCGTTCGCTGGCTCCCGCAGCCATCGAGCCGGTGCGCAACGACCTCGAGGTCGCACGTCGCCGGTTGGCGCTCCTCAGCGCCTAGTTCGCAGTACCCGCAGTACCGATTCGCGCCAGCACCCTGCGCCCCAACGTAAGCACCGCCATTGCGGTCCCCTGCCTTGGAGTTCGTTCGGCAGCAGCCCGATGAACCAACCCACCCAACTACTTCTTGAAAGGAAGTGAGCCATGTCTCTTATCGAGACGCTGCGCGCCGAGCGCGCAACTAAGGCTGAGCGCGGAGAAGCAATCCTCGCCGCAGCCGAGAGCCGTGACGGCTCGTTCACCGACGAAGAGCGCGTTGAGTTCGACGGTCTGACCGCCGAGCTGCGTGACCTCGCCGACCGCATCGCCGACATCGAGGCTGTGACCGAGGCCCGCAAGGCCGCCGCCGGCGCTGCCCCCGTTGTGTCCGTCAAGGCCGAGCCGCTCACCTACGAGCGCCACGCCCCAACCTCCTACTACGCCGACCTCGCCCTCGCCGAATCCGGCGTTGGCCGTGGCAACCCCGGCGACGCCCGTGCCCGCCTCGAGCGCCACGCACAGGAGATGGACGTCGAACTCGCTCGTCGCAGCGCCAAGCGCAGCACCGAGCAGCGTGCCGCTGTGCAGGGTGCCTCGTTCGAGCGTCGTGCCGCTGGCTCGACGACCGGTTCCGCCGGCTACTTCATCCCGCCGTTGTGGCTCGAAGACCAGTGGATCAAGTACCTCCGCTTCGGTCGCCCCTTCGTGAACTCCCTTCGTCAGGTTGACCTGCCCGAAGGCACGAACTCGATCAACATCCCGTCGGTGACCACCGGTACGTCCGCTGCCATCCAGACCGCAGACAACGCTTCGGTGTCGTCCACGGACCTCGTTGCCAGCTACGTCAACGCTCCGGTTCGCACCATCGCCGGCCAAGAGGACATCAGCCTCCAGCTGCTCGAGCAGGCTCCGAACGGGCTCCTCGACCAGGTGATCTTCCAGGACCTCGCTTCTGCGTACAACCAGCAGTGCGACTTGCAGGCGCTTGCCGGCACCGGGTCCAGTGGCCAGATCACGGGTATCCACGCTCTGTCGGGCACCAACTCGGTGACCTTCACGGCGTCCAGCCCCTCTGGGTACCAGATGTTCACGCCTGCGCTCCAAGCGGTCTCGCAGATCGCCAAGAACCGCAAGCGCGTCGACGGCGTGACGCTGTGGATGACCCCGAGCCGCTACTTCTGGCTCGTTGGTTCGCTTGACAGCCAGAACCGTCCGCTCGTCGTGCCGTCGCAGGTCGCCTTCAACACGATGGCAACCTCCGAGGCCGCAGCTGCCGAGGGCTACGTCGCCAACTTCTCGACCGGTGTCCCCGTCGCCATCGACGGAAACATCGCCTCGAACTACGGCGCCGGCACCAACCAGGACGAGGTCTACGCCGTGCGCGGAGACGACCTGCTCTGGTTCGAAGGCTCGATGCGCATGCGCGTCCTGCCCGAGGTGCTCTCCGGCACGCTCGGCGTCCGCTTCCAGGTCTACAACTACGTCGCGTTCCTCCCCCGGTACGCCTCGTCGGTGTCGGTCATCAGCGGAACCGGCCTCACGGCTCCGACCGGCTACTAGTCGGCCCCAACTGAGCTCACAACTCAGTGCGTCACCCCTCGAGACCTTTGGGTCTCGGGTGGGTGCGCAGAGCGCCGTAATGCCCCGGCGCTCTGCGGACCCACCAGTCCACCCATCAAACACGGAGAAGAACCCCCATGGACATGACCACCATTCAGGAAGCCACGCCCGTTGAGCGCGCCAAGTCCTACTACCAAGGCTTGAAGAACGAGTACGACCACGTCAAGGGTCTCGTTGAGCACGTCGTCGGCGAAGTGAAGACCGCCACCGAGCAGCGCGTCAAGGACATCGAAGCCGAACTCGCTCGCATCGAGACCGAACTCGGCATCAAGCCCGGCACCCACGTCAAGGAAGTCGCAGCACCTGCCGCCAAGACCGCAGCTGCGCCGACTGCCTAGTCATGTCGAGCACCCTGACCATCACCGGCCAAGTTGTCGGCATGCCGACCGGCGAGAAGATCATCGGTCCACTGTCGGCCACGAACGGCACGACGGTCGGGACGGTGGCTGACGTCACCCTGGCATCTGGCGATAACACCATCGCCATTCCTTCGGGCGCCATCGCTGCGCTCATCGTCATTCCGTCCTCGGTCACGCAGACCATCAAGGTCCGCACCAACTTGGACAGCGGCGGAGTGACCATTGGCAACCCCGTCTACGCCCCGTTCGTAGCACTCCCCTTGCCCTCGTCTGCGACGTCGCTGGTCATCAACGCCAGCGCCGCTACGACCGGCACAACCGAGGTCACGTTCATCTGATGCCAAATCCTGGGTACGACTTCGTCATTCGGCAGGGCGACACCAAGCCTGCACTGACCTACACGCTGACCGATGCGACAGGTGCGGCGCTCAACCTCACCGGTGCCACGGTCAACTTCGTGATGCGTACCCTGACCTCGAGCACGCCGGCAATCAACGCCAGCGCCACCGTGACCAATGCTTCGGCCGGCACCGTGTCGTTTTCGTTCTCTGGCACCCAAACCGCCACGGCGGGGCAGTTCATGGCGAACTTCGTCGTGACCTACGGCGACGGCTCCATTCAGACCGCACCGGCCGACGGCTACATCGACGTGCTCGTCGAGGAGAACCTGACAACCGCAGGTGGCAACCTGATCATCTCGCTCGCCGAGGCGAAGGACTACCTGAACATCCCGGCGACCATGAAGACCGACGACGCCAAGATCGTGCGCATGATCAAGGGCCTCGGCCCCGTCGTTGAGTTCATCGTCGGCCCCGTGATCCAGAAGGTTGTTGAGGAATGGCACGACGGCGGCACTGACACCGTCATCCTGCGTCAGCGTCCGGTCTCGGCCGTGATCGCCGTGACCGAGTACGTCGGACCAATTGCGTGGCCTCTCGCCATTATCCAAGACCCGAGCCACGGTCAGATCTACAGCTGCGAAGTCGAACTCGCCACTGGTCGCATCGTCCGTCGCACGGTCGGAGGTGGCACCACGGCATTCACACCGGGGCGTCAGACCGTGCAGGTGTCCTACTACGCCGGCCGGGCAACCATCGAGCCCAATATCACGCTCGGCGCCCTCGAGCTGCTGCGCGTGAACTACAGCCAGACGCAGCGTCGACGCCCCCAGATCGGCATCCCCGGCTACGAGGTCGACGACCAAGAGCCCGGACGCGAGATCATGGGCTTCTTCGTCCCGAACCGTGTTCGTGAGCTGCTGCTGCCCTCCAAGAAGCCACCGGCGGTCTTCTAGTGGCGATCCCGGTTTCCACCGCTCCACAGGTTGTCCAGGCGATCTTGGCCGACATCGCTGCGGTCGTTGCCGCCGACTCAAACGCCGGCGCCATGACGGTCTGCCTCGGTACACCGGGCCCGAACGTCGAGGACGAGGTTGTCTACATTCCCGGTGAGGTCAACCGCGTCTCCACCTTCCAGTCGTTCACTGGTGGGTTCGGAGCCGGCACCCTGCGAGAGTCCTACGACTTTGACGTGCACGTCTCGGTCTACAGCAACGAAGACGGAGCGACCTGCATGAACCGTGCATGGGTCATCGCCGCCTACGTCGAAACGGCGATCCGCAACGACCCCACCGTCGGCGGGCTCGTCGAGGTTTGCTATCCCTCTGGGACACGAGGCGGAGAACCCGCACCGATCCAAGAACCTGCCGGTGTTCAAACCGACATCGTCATCACCGTCCACGCCGAAACCACCCTCTAGGAGGACTTATGGCGCAGTTCCAAATGACCTACCCCTACGAGCGTCGGTTCTTCGACGGTCGTGTGGTCGAGCCAGGCGAAATCGTCACCGCCGACGAGAACCCTGACCCCAACTTCTTCGAGGAAGTCGCAGCCCCGGCAGCGCCAGCCCCGACAGACCCGTCCACCCCGGACCCTTCCAACTAGGAGACCCAGATGCCATTGTCCTCATTCAGAACGTGGGTCGGCGGTTCGATGGACCGTATCAACGGCCAAACGAGCGCAGCCATCACCACGACGACCTCTCAGGCCGTCGCGTTGAGCAACGTGGTCGGCAGCATCGCTTCGACCGGGTACGCCTTCATCATCGACGGTCCGAACACCGAGGTGCTCGCCTACACCGTCGGATCGAGTTCAGGCACGACCGGCACGATCACCGTGACGCCGACCTTGTCGCACAACGCCAACACCTACGTTGCACTCCAAGCCACGAACTCGCCGGCGTTCTACCTGCCGCTCGAGAAGATCGCTCCGGCCGACGAGTACGCGCAGCTGCTCGATCAGTCCTACCAGGGCTCCTCGGTCAAGACCTACGCCGCCATCCAAGGCATGCGCACCTCCACCTGGGACATCTCGGGCGCTGTGTTCGCTGACACCTTCGGGTACCTCGTCGGCGGCATCTTCGGTGCTGAGGACTACACGGCCGGAAGCCCGAGCCAACACGCCTTCGGTGTCGACAACACCGCCACGAAGAACCAGCAGCCCACTCCGGTCATGCTGTGGTTCTACGACGGGCTCAACACCCGTGTCTACGCCGGCGGCAAGTTCACCGACCTGACCCTCACGCTCGATCCCGGTGCGCTCATGGCGTACACGGCGAAGTTCATGGCTCGTGCCTCCGGTGTCTACGCCGGCTCCGCAGCTGTCGCTTCGGTGTCAACCCTCAAGCCGCTCGCAGCATGGACCGGGAGCCTCACCGTTGCCGGCACCGCAGTCGGCCAAGCGCAATCGTTTGAAATCAACTTCTCACGCCAGAACAGCGAGAACGTCATGGCCCTCACCGGCCAGCAAGACCCCGCAACCATCTGGGTCGGACCGTTGCAGGTGACTGGCAAGGTGACCTACTGGAAGAACGACGACGTGCAATACAACTACGTCACCGCAAACACCCAGCCGGCCGTGGTCATCAGCTCGACGCAGGGCACCGGCACGACCACCGGCCTCAACGTCCAGATGACCAAGTGCAACGTCTTCAACCCGAAGATCGTCGTCGACTCCAAGCCCTACGTCATTGAGGAGTTCGAGTTTGAAGGCATTGCCAACTCGACCGACGCAACGACTGCCGGTGGTGGCGTCAGCCCCGCCAAGGTCACCTTGAAGAACGCCATCGCCAGCGGGACGACCTACTCCTGATGCCGACCATTATCGACCTGCCCGGCGGCAACTCCGCAGTCCTTCGGAACCCCGAGAGCGTCACCCGGAAGCAGCGGCTCCCCGTCGAAGTCGCCACCATCCGCTACCAGCGCGCCATGCTGCGGCGGATGGAGGCGGAGGCTTCGGTCAGTGCCCCAACCCCCGACGATGCCGAGCCAACGACCGCAGCGGTCTCCGACGAGGAGATCGACTGCTTCGTGGCCCTCGAGATCGCCGCTGTGCTGTGCATGGTTGAGTCGTGGTCCTTCGGGTTCCCCGTCGACGCCGACGGCTACGACCAAATCCCCGCCCAAGCCGCCGACGTGCTCGGCAAGGCCTGCATGGACGCCAAGGACAAGGCCTTCTTCGTCGCTGAGCCCAGCCCGGACCCTGAGAGCCCTACGCAGCCCTCGAGCGACTGAGCCTGGCGCTTAGAGGGCAGATGCAGCACCCAGACCTCCCGGACTGGTTGCAGACCACGGAGGAACTCGTCCAGATCATTGAGATCACCGGATGGACCCCCGACGTCATCGAAGTGCAGCCGGCGCACCTGCTTGACCGAGTACGGCACGTCGGGATGATTCACCGCTCCGCATCTGAGGAGCGCCAAGCCCAGAACATCGCAGCAGCACTTGGAGGCTGACCGTGGCATCTCCGCTCAAGAGCCAGCAGCTCACCGGCGTTGCCGGCATCGACGCCAGCCAATTGCAAGCGTTCGGTCGTGCCCTGGACAAGGCTGCGCCCGAGCTGCGGATTGAGATGCAACGCCGGCTCAGGGCCGCTGCCGAAGTCATCAAGCTCGACGCCATGGAACGTGCGTCGGAGCACTCCACCACCATCGCTCACACCATTCGCCTTACCTCGAACCGCTCAGCGGTCACCATCTCCGCCGGCGGCAAGGGCAACGTCCTCGCTCGTCTGTACGAGATCGGCAACCTCGAGAAGGGTCGCAAACGCAACCGGCGTCGCAGGTCATCGACCGCTACCGGTGCATCTGGCGAACTCATTTTCCGTCACCCCGGCCGCCCTCGAGCGGACGGGTCTGCTTCCGCGTGGGCTGACCAAGCCCGCTACCCATTCCTCGCCCCTGCACTTGAGGCGCACCGCACCGAACTCGCCGAAGGCGTCCAGCACGCCGTGGCAGACATCATGCAGCGCATCAGCGTCGACCGCAGCGGTGCCATCTCAGTCCTTGGAGGTCTCTAATGGCGTTGAACGACCTCATTGTCCGCCTGCACCTCGTCGGCGAGAACCGCTCCGCCGTTGAGGCCATGCTTGAGACCGGCGAGGTCTCCAAGCGTGTGTCGAAGGACATGGAGTCCAACTTCGACAAGTCGACCAACCGGATCGGCGGTCTGTTCACCCGTCTCGGCCAACACGCCGAGTCCATGGGTACGCCGTTCGGCAAGGTGCTCACCGAGGTTGGCAACAAGTTCGGCGAAGCGGAGAAGAAGGGCCACGGGTTCCTCGGCATGATCTCCGGGCTCGGCGCAGCTGCAACCGGCGCCGGCCTCGCAGCCTTCGTCGGTATCGCCGGCGAGTCCGTGAAGATCGCCCTTGACGGCGCACAGGCGCAGTCCAACCTCGAGACCGCCGTCAAGAACTCCGGCCAGTCGTTCGACGAGGTCAA